ACCGATCTGAAAACCAACGAGTCTCCGAACACCATGGACAACCCGGAGCACAAGGCGGCGTACGCGAAGATCAAAACGGCGATGGACGACTACGAAGTGGCAGAGCAAGCCAAGAGCGAAGCTGCCCGCGAAAAGCGCGAAGTCAAGAAGGAAGCTGCCCGCGCTGAGAAGCACAGGGAGTCGCGATTCTCAGATGCGCAACGGCAGTACAAGGTGGGCTCCGATGAAGCGCGTGCCGCGGTGGCTCTCGACGAAAACGGCGACCACGACGGGGCTGCCAAGAAGTACGCACGTGCCGCCGATCTCATGAACCTCGCAGCGGAAGCAGCCTCCGAAGCCGGGGATAAGAGCGCAACGCGCGCAGCGGACAACCGTTACAATAAGTACAGGGATCTCGCCAGAGACGCGACGAAGAAAGCCGCGGATAAGCGCGCAGCGGACAACCGCGCGGAAGAGGCCGCAGCCGACAAGGCCCGTGCGACCGCTAGGGTGGTCAAGCCGGGCAAGGTCGAAGGCCATCGGATGACCGGCGACGGCAAGCACCTCGCAGACACCGGGTTCATGAACCGAACCGGCGACGCGCTGCCCGGCTTCACTATGGAGCACATGGGCTTCGGGGAGTTCTACCTGAAAGGCCCCGGCGGGCGCATCGATTTCGCGCGGGGCGGCCCTGAATTTGAAGGGCAGTCGGGCCGCAGCCACTACATGTACGACGATGCGGGCGGCGAACTAGTGGAGAAGCTACTCGATGCCATGGGCGGTAAGGAGAGCACCCCCCAGCCGCGCAATACATCCCCTGAAGCGGGTGGGCTGAGCGGCGATGAGATCAAAGAGTTTGCCCGAAAGCGGCGTGAGGCTGCGGATGCGCTAGGCGACTTGGGAAAGAAGAGTGCCGATGCAGTCGAAGGCTTGGAAGAGCTGAGCAAAGCCCGGTACTACGATATGGATTACGGGTCGGGTAAGATGACCGCCAAGTACGCGGGGGCACGGTGGCCAGAGAAAGAGAGCGCATTCATGGGGAAGAACAAAGGGGATGTGATCCAAGAGCTGATCGCGAAGATGAAGGGTGGAGATATTACCCAAGAGCTGATCGGCAAAATGAAGGCCGTAGGCATTCAGGATGACGTGATCCAACAGCTCATCGGTCGGTGCAATACGGGCAAGGCGCGCAAGGCGCGCAAGAGCCACTTCGAACCTTCACTCAAGAAGGGGCTCTACGCCTTCGAGCTGGGTGCGGAACAGAAGGGCCGCAAGCTCTCCGACAACCTCTTGCCTCAGTACCTCGCGGCGTTCGTCGAGCAAGCGTACGAGCACGAGAAGCAAGAGTGCGAGCACGTGAAGAACAAGCCAGCGGGCTACAATGATCAGATCAACTTCTTTGCCATGCGTATCATGAATGAGCTGGTCATTTACATGCGGAACAACCCCGATCTCATGGCAGCCGGCAAGGATGCGACGGGCGATAGCATCGCCAGTATCCTCCGTAACTCAGGGCTCATGCAGCCTGACGTGAGCGGCTTCGACAACGCGGAAGGCAATGGCTGGTCGGGCGAAGACTCGCTCGTGCGCTCCGGGGCATCGCCATGGCTTCAGGACGACCCGGCCGTGCGCCCAGCACCGCAGATGACCGATCACCACAAGCAAGCCTCGTTCACCGATGACACCGAAGACCCCGCCATCGTGCTACGCAAGTCGCAAGATGCTCAGCGGCAGCGCGCATTTACCGCCGAAGAGTCAGAGTTCGTGGTAAAGGGGGACGGAGATTGTCCGCTTCACGGGTACGGGGATCTCACCAAGATGCAGAATCTTCTGCTCCCGATGGGCAAGTGCACGTGTAACTAATGGGGCTCTTAGACGATATCCGAACGGCGGGCTCCGGCGCTTTTGAAGGCGCCGTTCAGTCATTGCGCAAAGCCGATGAGCTAGGCGATGACGTGCCGTTCGATGACATGCAGGATGCGCTCATGAAGGGCGGGCTCGCGCTGCCCACCGAAGAGAAGCCCCGCGGTCTCTTTCATGATCCCTACAGCGTCATGGATTGGGGCGGTTGGCGGCAACGTCCCAGCATTCTCACGTACGATACGCTCCGACAAATGAGCATATCGAACACGGTGATCGCGGCCATTATCCAGACCCGCGTGAACCAGCTCAGTCAGTTCGCCGTCCCGCAGCAAGGCAACTACGACCGGGGCTACCGCATTATCCTTCGGGACCGTCGCGACAAGAACAAAGTCATGACGAAGGCGCAGCAAACGAAGGCCACGGAGCTAGAGCGCATGCTCGAATCGACCGGGTACATGCTGCCTGACGAGAAGCCCTACGACCGCGATTCGTTCCGCTCGTTCCTGAAGAAAATCGTGCGTGACTGCCTCACCTACGATCAAATCTGCATCGAGAAGATCCGTGACCGCAAAGGCCGGATCAGCCGCTTCATCGCACTACCCACGGAGACCATTCGCCCCGCCGTCGCGGACGTGGAGCACATGGACCCCGAAGAGCGCCGCAACCGGGTGGCATACGTTCAGGTATACGAAGATTCAGTGATCGCCGAATTCGGACCTGACGACCTTGCATGGAGCGTCATGAACCCGCGTTCCGACCTACGCGTGAACGGCTTCGGCTTCAGCCCTATCGAGCAACTGATCCGCATGATCACGAGTTGGCTCTACGGCTTCGAATACAATACGAAGTTCTTCTCGCAGGGCTCGGCAATCAAGGGCGTGATCAACGTCAAGGGCGCCATCCCCGACCGTCAGCTCCGTGCGTTCCGGCGCATGTGGTACTCGATGGTCACGGGGGTGCAAAACTCGTGGAAGACTCCGATTCTGAATGCCGAAGACCTTCAGTGGGTCTCGCTCCATTCGACGAACCGCGAAATGGAATTCGGCCAATGGCTCGACTTCCTAACCAAGAGCATCTGTTCGGTCTACGGGATCGACCCGGTAGAGATCGGGTTCATCTATGGCTCGGCTGGCGGGGGCTCCACGCTCTTCGAGGGCCGGCCGAACCAGCACGAAGTGCAAGAGTCGAAGGATAAGGGGCTTCGACCGCTCATCGAGCACATCGAAGACACGATCAACGAGCACATCATTTGGGAGCTAGAGCCCGACTTCGAGTTCGCGTTCACTGGCTTCGACGCCAAAGCCGAAGACAAAGAGCGTGAGGCCCGCATGACTGAAGTCACCAAGGTCAAGACCGTGGACGAGATCCGCGCTGAAATGGATGAAGACCCGCTGCCCGATGGGCTCGGCGAGATCATTCTCGACCCGGTGTTCTTCCAATGGTTCCAAAGCAAGACGGGTGCGGACGAAGGCGGTGAAGAGGGCTTCGGCGAAGAGGGCGGTGACGACATGCCCGACTGGTTCAAGACCGCTTCGGGCGAGGACAACGAGCCCGACGACGACAAGAAGAAAGAGGGCACAGACGCCAAGGACAAGCCCGGCGAGAAGGCTTCGGGCAAAGACCTACCTTCGGGCGTCAAAGGCGGTCAGAACGGCCAGAAGGAAGCCCTAGCGGCGTCCATGGACGCGATACGGACGGTCGAAGTGTTGCGAAAGAGCCAAAGAGTGCACAATGACCGCCAGATCATCGATGTAGAGATTGTGGGGGAATGATGGGGGTACGGACGAACACGGTGCTTTCGCTCGAAGTGGGACTAGACAACTCACTCGACGATTGCCTCTTTGAGCGGAGCTTCACAGAGCTGCTAGACACGCTCGACCATGCGACTTCGCAGGTCATTACGCTCGAAGCGAGCACTACGAACCTCGCCGTGCCCATGAGCGACGTGACCCAGGCCCGGCTCATCTACATCGAAAGCGACTTGGAGATCGAAGTGACCTTCGGCGGCGCGGTAGCCACGTCGGCCATCGTCGACGGGGTAGCGGGCACCTATCCGACCGGCTTTGCCGGCGGCGAGACCCTGAATCTCGAAGTGGACAACGGCGGGCTCGTGTCCTGTAGCTTCGACGCGGCCGATCAGTCGCTCGCTCAGGTCATCAACCGCATCAACTCGTGCCTTGCGCTGAACGGGCAAGGCCCCGTTGCATCGGATAACGGAGGCGAGCTACGGCTCGCGAGTAGCCTAACCGGCACCGGGTCGGAGATCGACATTCAGAGCGGCACCGGACTGGCGATTTTGGGTCATTCCATCGGGATTACCAACGGGATCAACGCCACACCGGGCACCGCGCCGCTGCAAATCCAGCGCCCCGCCGATCCTTCGGGCGCAACCGCTGCGGATGGCGTGCTCGCCTACTTTTTGGCGACGATCAACACGAGTTCCGTGTCTCTGAGCAATCTTTCCACCACGGCCGATGCGCGGGTGCGCGTCATGATCGCCGGGGATCTGGTCACGACGCCGTAAGCCCATGGCGTCGCGAGCCAAGATACGAGTTCAAGCACCGGCCAACCTAGATCCTATCGAGATCGCCCAAGCGGTGGTCGGAAACGGACTTCTAGTGAAGGCGGAGCCCGTGCCTCGTTACGGCGAACGCACGTTCCGCCGTTACAAACCCATGGTGACGAGCGTCTTGCGCTTCGAGAAGGCGTACGACGCCCAGCTCGTGGCCATGATGAAGGCGCTCAGGAAGCACATCGAGAAGACCACAGGGACGCGAATCACCAAGGCCGACACCTACCGGCCCTTGCTCACGCCCGGCGAGCTGTACGAGCTGCAACAGATCATCGAGGACTACCACCAAGCGTTCATTGCGGGGACCGTGGGGCCAGAGACCTTGCCACCGGGCCAGGTCAAGCGCCTGATCGACGCCGGTATCCTTCCCGAAGACTTGCAGCACACGTTCGTTCCGACCGACAAGGTGCTCCCGCCCGCGGCGATGAACGCCATCGAAGACGCCTACCGCTATGGCCATGTGCTCTCCGCGGCGCGCACGTACGAAGAGCGCAAGCGCACCTATGGGATCACCTACGATCAGTTCGTACGCACGTACGCGCCGAAGGTGCCGAACGGCCCGAACGAGAAGCACGCCATCGAATGGGCCAAGCACTCCGCCGCCACGGAGATCAAGGGGCTCGGGAACAAGGTCGCGGGGGACTTCAGCACCATCGCCATCGAAGCGGACAAGAATCTGCGCCGCCGCTACGAAGGTGTCATCCGTGATTCAGTCTCGGAGAACATTCAGCGCCAAGAGACCGTGCAACAGCTCGCGAGCGACTTGGGCCACAAGACCGGGGACTGGTCCCGCGATTTCAAGCGCATCGCCGCCACGGAGAAGCACAAGGCCATGCAAGAGGGCATCGTGACCGGCCTCGTGGAGCGCTACGGCGACCCTGACGATATCCGGGTCGCCAAGATGCCCAATCCCGACGCGTGCCCGCATTGCCTTCGGCTGCACAAGCACCGGGACGGCCGACTCAGGATATTCAAGCTCAGCGAGCTTGTGGAGAACGGCAGCAACGTCGGCCGCAAAGCCGCCAATTGGCAAGCCACGGTCGGCCCTGTGCACCCATGGTGTGGCTGCGATCTCATCCATGTGCCCGAAGGCTGGGGCTTCGATGAAGACGGCGACATGCTCCCAGAAGCGCTACTGCGCAGCGATTGGCTCGAATGGGATCTCCGCAAAGCGGGTCCGTACATCGGGCCTAGAGGGGGAAAATGGGCCGACGCCCAGCACAAGATCCCATGGAAGGCCGCTAAGCCGCTCAAGGCCCACGCCACGCTCACGGCCACAGAGGCCCGTGCGATCGAACGATTCGCCAATACCGGGGGCAAGCAAGCCGGGCAAAACATGGAAGCCTCAGAGGCGCGGATCACGGAGCCCCACGTGCTGGTCAACGTGCCGCTGAGCGAGCTGAATACGCACTTCGACGATGGGGATTACAAGCCTTCTGAGGCCGAAAAGAAGCGGGTCGCGGAGTACGCCGCGCAGAAGACCCCAGCCCCACCGATCCGCGCTCTGCACAACGCTCGGAGCCACAAGCGGGGGCAGCGAAAAGCCTACGTGGCCAACGGGAACCACCGCGTGGCTGCGGCCCGTGCGGCCGGGCGTAAGAGCATCGAAGTCATGATGCCCGTGGGAGACTTCGAGCGGTGGCAGAAGACGCGCTCCGGCTTGAAAAAGGGCGACCCCGTTGCGCCTTTGCTGAGCTACGGGGAGAGCCGACCCGACAAGGGCATCGTTATCCGGGTCGGAGACCCCGAAGTGCACGCGGAGATTCAGATGGTGATCGACAAGACACCCCCTGAAATCTTTGACAAAAACGTGGGTATCACGTTTGTTACCACCGATATCCCCCGTGCTCAGAATCCATTAGAGGAACACGACTACGCGTATTGGAGCGGCAACGAAATCCGGGTCTCGCAGACCCTTCCCGCGGAGCGCATTGCGCGCGTGCTCCCGCATGAGATCGGGCACTCCCTGAACGTCTACCTCATGCACAAGTTCGGCAGCGTCGAAGCGGTGAAGCAATGGCACACCAAGCTCGATGCGATCAGTCGGTCGGAAGGCTACGTGAGCGACTACGCGAAGCGCGAGCCCATCGAGAACGCCGCCGAAGTTACGATGAACTATCTGTACCATCGCCCGCGGCTTATGCTTCGATGGCCACGGCAGTTCGCATTTGTCCACAAAGCGTATCGAAAAATCTGGGCATGACTGATCAGGGGATAATGAACAGCGACAAGCATTTGTGTTGTCCCCATTGTGCCCGTCCGATCTTCCGCAAAAGTAGTTCTGGCGCGCGCTACAAAGCCAAAACGTCGATCGTCGTGTTGCACAAGAGTGGCGACGTGGAGATCAACTGCGGCTCATGCAAGCGCGCGGTTATCCTCGCGAGGGCGAAAATCGAGCTGCGAAAGGCCGTTTTCACCGTCCCAAAGAGTTGACACACCCTAGAGGATACTGTCAGATCATCATCGGGGCCTAGGTTACGCGGGGGCGTGATCATTAGAGGCGGTTCAACCATCGACGGTTGGCCGCCTTTTTTGCGTTCTGGGGGGCAAATTGGCAGCAACACCATTCAAGTTCGATGTTCAAGTTGAGTGCTTCGAAAAGGCGGGTGTCGATCCCTCCAAAGAGCGCCGCATCGGGGGCATCGTGTCGACTGGCGAAGTTGACCGGCAAGGCGAGCGCCTGATCCAGAAGGGGCTCGATTTCAGCCCATTCCTAAAGGGTGGTTGGTTCAACGATAACCATGACCATTCGACCGAAGCCTTAGTCGGTTATCCTGACCTTTGCGAGCTTCGGGAGCTGCCCGATGGGGAGCAAGGTTGGTACGTCGAAGGCTACTTACTCAAGGGCCACGCGCGCTCCGACAACCTTTGGAACATCGCCCAAGCGCTCCAAAAGAGCGACCGCCGGCTCGGGTTCAGTGTCGAAGGGCAAATCGAAGAGCGCGACCCCAAGAACCCCAAGGTCGTCCGCAAAGCCACGGTGCGCGAAGTCGCGATCACACGCTGCCCCGTGAACAGCGGCACCGGGCTCGATGTGCTCGCCAAGTCGCTGAGCGCCGGCAGCGCCGTGAGCGACCCCGGCACCACGCCCGGTGAAGGCTTCCCGCTTCGAACGGAATCGCTCGACAGCGGCAAGAAAAAGAAAAAGAAAAAGCGCCTCTACAAAGCGACTGAGGCGGTCGAAAGACTCCGCGTAATCCGGCCAAACCTGGACGGCGCGCTAGCAGAGAAAATCGTGGCGTACGCGCTGAAGTGGCACGCCGAAACGGAGGATAGTGAACATGCCGGATGAACAAACATCGGGACCGCAGGTAACGGATGACGGCCTTGGGAACGCTCTCGATGAGCTTCTGAAGGCGGCTGACGCCACGAGCTTGAGCAAGGCCGCCACGCACTCAGGCAAGGGTTCCAATTCAGTCGAGTCGGGTGGCCGGGTCGACGAGGATGGGGCCAGCTCAGGCACTCTCGCCGGAGACGGCGACGTAGGGGGCCTTGATTCACTCATGGTCGCCAAGATGAGCGCCGCGGGCATTCCCGCCGGGATCATCAACGCCTTTTCGGCCTTCATGAAGAAGGAAGACGAAGAGGAAGAGGAAGAGGAAGAGGACGGCGAGGAAGAGGAAGAGGCGTTCAAGAGCCTTGAGCCCGCTTTCCAGAAGTCGATGGACGCGTACCGGGAAGACCAGGATCTCTCCGACACCATCGATGTATCGCCATTCCTTGAGGCGCTGACGGCCCGCACGGCCGATCAGCTCGATGCGATTCGCAAGAGCGCGGGCCACTTCGAGGGTCAGCAAAACCATGTGAATCAGAAGCTCGCTGCGGCACTCCACCAAATCGGTGGGTTGCTCAAGAGTCAGACCGGCGTGATTCAGGTTCTCGGAGAGCGCCTGAATATCGTCGAGAGTACCCCGGCACCGCAGAAGGGAGCTACCCAGCTCTCCGGCGCGCAACCGCTTCACAAGGCACTTCCGGGCGAGCTTGGCCAGGGTGGCCAGGATCTTCGCAAGAGCGAAATCCTTTCGACCCTCACGTACATGAACTTGGAAAAGGGCATGCACGAGATCAACGGTCAGCGCACGTC